TTTGATTTTTGTTTTGTTGTTTCCATAATAATTAAATGACTAACTTTTTAATTTTGCCAGGATGACAAAAAAATTGATCCTGTTTTACCAGGATGTTATATACAATAATCTATAATCATATAAAAAACAATAGATTATTATATATTTATAAAAAATACCTGGTATTTCTACCAGGCATATTAATTTAATCTAAATACTTACGTTTTAATTTATCGTAAGTTGACTGACTACAACTAGCTAACCTACAGTAACTAGTCTCTTTAATCATCCAATCGTGCATTAATAGGATAGGGATCATTCTTTGATCCCTTATAGGTGTATTAAATAAAGTCATACTACTTACGTTTTAATACAGGCATAATTAAAAACGTAACGTCAGTATTTTCTAACCTATTAAAATCTAATTCTGATTTAAAAACTACTGGAGTATTAGGTTTATTAGAAAATAAAGTACTAACTTTATTACTACCTAGATACTTATAAATAGCATTAAAGTATAAACCTAAGTATTGACTATTAAAGCTAATACCATTACCAGGTAAACAATCTAACTTATCAGGTATAAGTTCCTCTAAATTAGGATATGTTCCATAATCCTTACCATTTTTAAAGGTATGAAAGGATTTATTAGTAGCGTGCCACACTTGATAAGTATTATCACTATAAAAATCTACGTTAGTAGCTTTTATATCTGATTTATAAAAATGATCCCTATGAACTAATATAGAATTATCATAAGGAAAATCATAATAATCATTAACCTTACCTATCCATCTAAAAAGATAATGCCCGTTAGTTGACTCTATAACAATAGAATCACTTATAGATGGTTCCTTACTGGCTATCTTATAGCAGTTTATATACTGTAAGATATACCTACTTTCATCCTTACTAGCGAATTTACTAGCTAGATGAAGCACTTGATAAGGCAATATTGCCCTAATGATAGGATCGCTATCATTTATAGAGACTTGATTCTCTAATACGGTAGAGGTCATAACAAAAAAATAGACTAACTTTTTTTAATAGAATCTTCTTAAAGAAGATCCTAGATAAATAAACCAGGTATAAATATATATACCTGGAATATTTATAGAGGATCATCAATTTTTTACAACATAAGGATGTTCATAAGCATCATTAAGTTTATTTATCCAATTTTTAGTACATATATAAGGTTTATCCCTACTTCTACCTACGTCTATATAACAATAATAGGCAATATGGTGATAATCAGTCATAATATCCGATTTATCGAACCATTTATCGCCTTTCATAGCTTTAAACATATTTTGATAGAAATTATGCACTAAATGTTCCCCTAACTCTACAAACTTATTAAGGTGATGATATGACTGTTGAAAGGTGTCTGTTACTAGATATAGTTCCCTATATGGTTCCCTTTCATGCCTTTCACGCCTTATATCATTCTCTACCTTAATTAAATCTAATTCTCCTTCAGTAAGAGTAACTATTAACGTTGAATGATGACGTATAGATACTGTGCCTTTCATGTTATAAGTTTTTAAAACTTTTTTTATTCCAGGTAACAATTCTTTTTTGTCTTGTTGTGATATATAAGCCATATTAATTACCTACATATACAACAGTTCCAACTTTAGCACCGTTAAAGTCTCTTAAAGTTGTTTCTAGTTCCCAAGTATTAGAACCATCATCTAATACATCCTTAATACTATTGGCATAACTGCTAAGTATTCTAGAGACTTCTAAACCTACATTAGGTTTAAATGCCGCGTTATCTGTTGATAACTTAATTTGTAGTTCCATTTAAAAATAAGTGACTAACTTTTTATACATCTAATAATTAATAATAAATTACTAGATATATATTATTATATATAGATTAATTTTAAATTGTCAATAACTTTGTTTCTTTTTATTCTCTTTTATTGTCACCGATTCTATAGAAATATATATATGATTCTAAATTTTTCTAGTTATAGACAGTAGTTTTACCAATAAAATTATAAATAATAATTTATAACTGTAGTTATAGCAATGTTTTATAGATTTTTATATTATTTTTTAGACTTTTTTATTTTTTATTGGGGGGATTCTATGTGCCTCCGTATATAATAAGGGGTTCAAATTTTTCTACCAAAAATAATTCTAGGAGAATCTAAGAAGGAGTTAGTCGGAACCTTCTTAGAGCCTTCTTAGAAGAACGTAACCAGATTATCTTCTAAGTATGGCATATCTCCTATAGTACTCCTTAATAAGAATTATTTATAAAACCATCAGTAGAGGTATTAGAATTACTTATCTGTTGAGGAGTCATCCCCATAGCAGTTTGAGTGATGGTGTTGTTAAGAGAGGAACCCCAATTTTGTAAGTGAGTCATTAGTAATTGATCTTTGCGGTTTCGTATATTTTTATCTTCATCTTGAGCCATATATTCAGTCCAGTAAGCAACTGCACCTGCGAGGGAGTCAACTAGGTCATCATGCACTAGGGAACCTTTGTGACGAGATATACGAGAAAGTTGGTAAACAAGTTGTAATTTAAGCCTACGTTCTGGTGGTTCGTTGCTGTTAGAACGAAAGTCTTTTTCTATTACTTTGCGATCTATTATTAGACGGTGAGAGTTCATTACAGGTTCTAGTGTATCTATTATTCTTAGTTCTTTAGTCTTTGTATTTCGTACATCTTTTAGTTCGCAGGGATGGTATCTCATAAGGAAGGGTTTTAGTAATTCAGCGAACATACCACCACCGAAGTTTTGCTCAACAATAATTGTATTAATTTTATTATCTCTAGCGATCTTACTAATACGTTCTAGAACCCTATCAGAATAGCCTCCTGAGAGTCCTAAACACTCAGTCACGTATAAATTACCATTAAGCATCTTAACGCAGCTTATAGCGGTCTGATCCTTGCCCTTCCCAGATGGATCAACGAACATAACTGAACCTGTATATTCTATAAAATCACCAAATTCTTGAGCAGGGCGATAAAATCTGTCACCGTTGAAGCCAACACAAGGTAAATCCGTTAGTGCATACTCAGGAGAGTTAGACCATATAACTTTTTCTGGTGCATATTCTTGGTTTACAGAACTAATTACTAAGTCGTTTATTTTTAATGGGTATCTATCCTGATCTGAAAGGGTAGTATCAAGCATAAATTGTAGATTAAACCCTGATCTACCGTAAGATGCTTCTCTTTCCATTAGATCTATGTCACTAAAACGTTCTGGATCTACTGGATCTCTAGGTTTTACAGTACCTTCTGTAAGATTACGTTGTAATCTAGGTGCAAGTCTGTCACCATAGTTGTTTTTATATTCTGGATAACGTGCAGTCCATATTCTTGTTGTATAACCACGTTCTTCTAAGGTTAGATATAAGCTATTTTCTACTTGTGGTGTACCAAGAAATGTAATTTTACCACCAGGTTTTAAGATAGCGTCAAATTCTTTTACTGATTCTGCTAATTTATCTCTCATTGGTTGCGTAAAACTGTTGTTAGGTACTTCGCAGTCATCAGCAATTACTTCATCTGCTCTAGATCCAGCCATTTGTCCTAAGACACCTTGAGATTTTACAGAAGGTGCATGATCGGCACTAGCAGGTGCTACGTCAAAACTAATTTTTGAGTTACGTTGATGATCTTGTGGTATTAGTGGCGATAATAAAGGCATTTCATTTATTAATCGCATAGTAAACGTAGAAAAATTATCTGCTCTATCTTTACTAGCAGATACAACTAAGAATTTTAGTTGTGGGTTCATACGTAATCGCCATACTACGTAGGTAGATGTAATCCAACTTTTACCAACACCACGAAATCCTTGTATTATTTTACGTCTTTCTCCATGTTGTAAGTATTCTGCAATTTCTAGTTGTACAGGAGTAGGATCTGGCAAGTTTAAATGTCGCCAGGTAATAATTAGAAAATATCTAAAGTCGTGTAATTTTTTAGGAAGTGGTTGCAATTATAATTCTGCTACAGGGATAGTTTCTAGGTCTGGTAAATTTTTCATAAGATCTTCCATACCATTGTTTTCTGTAGGAATACACTCTATACCGTTATCTTTTAAAAATTGTCTAGCTACGTTTAGATCACCAGCTTTTGCTTCACCACTTTTTACTCTTTCTATCAATACATCAGTTAAAGTACTATGCAAATCTTCTAACTTTTCTAAATCTTTGTTAGTCATAGCTACTGTTTTTTAGTTTAATATAATCATTTTTGATCTGTTTTGCCAAATAGGAGATATTTAATTTTACCTATAAAACCTAATTTTCTTACTTTTTTGTAGAGATTAATACCTTTTTCGTAACGGTGCAGTTTTACTTCTGTTTCTGATATACGTGATATAGCTGCCATTAATAACATATCTTGTAGTCTTGTATGTTTTACAAGGTCTAGACAATATTGTTTTATTAGTTCATCAGGTAATGCTTCTACCTCTCTTTTTTTTATTTCTATTTCTAGTTCTATCTCAGGAGGTGGATCACCAATAAGAACATTAAAAAATTCTTTGTGGTTCATATTAGTTTAATTTTGGAAAGAGTTGTTGCTCAAGAAGATCAACAGCCCTGTCATCAAGACTATTCGAGGTCTGTTTACAGATGGCTCTGAGGAGATCTACAATAAGTCGTTTCACAGCAGTTGTAGTAAAAAACTTTAGTAGTATTGGTTTTAAGAGTTTGAGCATAATAATCTTGTGTTACTTTCCAAACATAGCTACATTGCTAGTATTAGACAAGAGTTTGCACTTCTATGGAAGAT